TCAGACTCAACTTGTAATGTATTCCACTCGGTAGTCTCTACATTTGTGCCACTTCTTGAGTCAAGTCTAATTGCACCCACAAGACCAATTTCTGATGCAAATGTCCAAGTTCCTTCCTCATTTAAAAAATAGTAACTGCCACCGCTTTCAATGATAACATAAACCACTGGTGCATATTGCTGATAACTCCTCAAAAACTTAATATCAAAGCTTATATTAACAAAGCTTGTGGGTGTGATATCAACTTGGTTAGTTTGTACCCAAGCCGCTGCAATCCCAGCCGCTTGTTGGCTCTCTATATAAAAATACCTTTCAAGCAATCCACCAGCAATACTTGATGAATAAATCTCTCTAATTTTTGCATCAAAGTTTGAACTTGGGGTTGCTGGTGTTGTAAATGTACCACCTTTAAAATCCCATAAATCAAGGGTGTATGTTTTTGCATTACCGCTTGTTGCTACAAATGTAGCACGAGCAAAACTCTCATTATTAAATGTCTCATTAAAAGGCTCATAGTCAAAGTCAATCTCATCAAACTTAGTCTTTTTTTGTATAAGCCTAAGCATCTCTGGCGAAATTGGCTTCACCTCTCTATCAACACCAACCTCAATATCATACCTCTTGTCAATACCCGTTGGTACACCTAAATTCCAAAGATTACCAATTAAGTTATTATTATATGATGTGTAAAGTTCCTCAACTCTAAAGAAATACCAACGATTGAGGTATTGGAATATAGTCTGAGAAAATGATTGGTTTATCTTTTCAATAACAGTTAACGAATCATCATATATTGTAGCATCTTGTTGGAATGTCTTTGCATCAATATAACATTGGAATAACGGACTATCTATATCCGTCATTGAGTCGTGATACAAATTATTTATAATTGCGTATCTAATTAAAGGAGTATTTGGCGCACCTTGTAATGCGTAATTTAATAAATCAAATGGTGTGAATTTACCAATCAATTCTGCGCCATTATCACCAAATGGTATGTCTTTTAACATACCTAACCCATCATATGCTCTTATAATAAGATAATGGTTAGAATCATCCCATACTTCTTGGAAATCATCTTGCAATACATAACCAGTCCAAATTGGAATGGTATTCATTGAGAATGATATTGCAATGTCACTATCTTGGTCGGCAAAGAAATCCTCAATTTGAACACCATTGACATTAGTGAGTATTTCTACTTCACCCATCAATGCCCTTACTGGCTTGAAAATATCATCATCGTTGTTAAACTCTTTAAGGACAAATGGTCTTGCTCCACCTTGAAGTTCGGATGTTGTGCCAGTAAAACCCTCATACAAGAATCCCACTCGGCAAATGTACCCATCACCGCTTTGAAAATTTATATAATATTTCTCTTGTTTAGCCAACTCTTGATATTGTTGCGTTAGTTCTATTTATTGATCCCACCAAATCACTTCCTCTTAAACTTAAATTCACTGCACCAGCCATTTGCAATGCACCACCACTAACCCCTCCAAAGGATGGAGCGGCTACTCTATTGCCTCGTCTAAATCCACCACCTCCACCGCCGATTGCAGATGAAATTGCTGGGCCTATGTTTTTAGCGAATGTTGCGCCAATACCACCAGCACCTGGGAATAATACCGATGCCAATAAAACAATAATACCAGTTGCAATTATCTTAGCAACTATTTGATTGATTGCCTTTAAAACTGATTGTGCAAATTCCTTAAATGCAAAACGACCAGTATTTATAAAATTCTCAAATAAATCAGTTAAAGGAGCAAAAAATGTGCTTTGCATTAGTGATAATGCAGATGAAAAATTTGCCTCCTTCTTTAAATTTGACAAAGCCGTAGATGCAATATCTGCTTGTTGCTTTATATTATCACCATTGATACCAATGTTAGCTTGAGTACCTATTGTTTTAGGAATACCAAAATTTAACCTTCTTTCCGCTCTTAATACCTTTAATCTTTCCTTAAAAATATTAACATTAGCCTTTATTACTCTTGCTTGGTCACTATAAAACCCACTTGATGCTTCTTGTCTTGAAACAAATGCTGCATTTTCTTCAAATGACTTTTTAGACTGCTCTGCCCATTGTTTATCTAAAGCAATGGCTTTTTCTTGTGCTTGTAATTTCTTTTCTAATGCTTTTTTCTGTTCATCTAATTTCTTATTAGCAGCATCAATTGGTGCTTGAATAGCATTTTGAAGTTTTACACTTTTATCAATTTCTGTATTGTATAAAACAATATCGCCTCTTAAAGATTCAACAACTTTATTCTGGTCATTAAATCTTTTTGTTGCTGCATCAATGTCTCTTGTATCAACTTGATCAGCCTTGCCAATAAATTTAACTGGCGCTCTTTTAGCCGCATCAAGTTCCTCTTTTAATTGATCAAGAATTTTAACTTGCTTTGCTAATTCAACACTTGTCTCACCAATCGCACCCTCAAATCCTTTGGTAATTGCGGCTTGTTTTATACTACTTATATAATTATCAACCGCAATTTTTAGGTCAGATAATTTAGTTTTCTCTAAATCTAAATTCCCAAAATACTCTTTACTAATTGACTTTAAATCATTAAGTGCAGCATTTCTTTCATTGTAACTTTTAGTTTGATCAGTTACGATAGAAGAAAGTGCGCTTACCCTTGATATAGTCCCTTGAATACTTGCAACCTCTTGAGCATTTATGTCAATGCTATCTCTCTTTTCCTTATTAAACTTTTCGTAAGATTTATTAGCCTCAAGTATTTCCTCGCTATACTTACTTTGCTTACTTATTATAGCATCTAAAGCTGCACCCACACTACCATACTTTTGAACAAGTACAGTGATAGCTGAAATAGCAGCACCAATTGCAAATGTCACACCAGCTGGGCCAATTAATGACGCACCAATTGCTTTAAGAGCATTTGTTGCACCTCCACTTTGCTTAGTTAAATTACCAAGCTGATCAAATAAAATTGGTAAGTTGTTCTGAATTGCAATGAATCCAAATGGTGCGTCTCTTGCTACTTGACCAAGAGCATTAAGTGAAGCTGCACCATCATTAACCGCTTTGGGTAATTGTGATAAACCTTGTGAACGAAGATTCGTTAAAGATGTTTGTAATTGACCAATATATTTGTTGGTTTCTACAATTGCAGCACCAGTCTTTGTCTTTAACTCGGTTTGAACTTTCTTGAGTTCACGCTCAACATCACTAATTGATTTTGTGAACCCAGAGACATCAGCACCAACCCGAAATATAAATTCTTCATTCATTGTCTTAACCTTTTGAATATTTCTCTTGCCTCCTCATCACTAATGCCTCTTTGCGTTTCCTCATCCCCTGGTAAACTCCACAAAGCCTCTGGAGTTTTTGGTGCGCTCTTTGGATCACCCATTAAGCGCACCATCGTAAACATCAAAAGTCTTGTTTGCCTATAAGTGTCAACCTTCTTCTCCTCGTGTCCTTTTATCATTAGGGACAAATGCCGTGGACTCATATCAAAGAAATCACGAGGCAAAAGACACAATTCACCAAAGGCAAATGCTTCTATTTCTTCCCACGAGATGTCTTTTTTTTTGGTTGGTCAACAACATCTAAAGCAGATTGTATGTATTGGTTATTAGTCCAAATTTCAATAACACTTTTTATTTGTGTCATTACATCCTCATTAAGCAAGTTTGTCTCTATCCAATCGACAATCTCCTCAAACTTTAATGTAGGCTCAACATCTTTTACCAAGCAGTTATTAAAATAACCACTATAAATAATGTGAGCAAGACCAATCTCATTTAAGTCTCCCCCTTGATACGACTTACCCTCTACGAGTTTGTCTTGTAAATATCTAAATGAAGCCATTCCAAATTTAAGTCCGACCTTTTGGTCGTTGATAGTAATATTAGTATAATTCATAAGTTAAATTAAGCTGAAATATCTAACGCACCATTTGATTGGATAGTACCAGAGAAGTTTATGAACTCAGTAGTTGATTGGTTCAAAGTAAGGTCAGTAATATAACCTTTGAATTGATGATAATAAACCGTACCTACTGATGAACCAGTTACAGTTGGGTTTTGTACCCTTACGTTTACTTCTGTCTTGTTTACCATTGCCGCCAATACTTCCTCATAAGATATTGATGCTGGAGTTAAACCCGCTGGGTCAGTCTCACAAATAGCATCAAAGTCAACACTCATCTGTGGTGCTGATGGTGATGTAAATGCTCCACAATTGGTTTGCTCTGTTGTTGCATCCATAGTTGTGTTAACTGATGATGTTCTCAAACAAACCAAAGGCTTGAATGATGTTGAACCAGTTACATCTATTTCGATGTTTTGTAATGATCCTAAAATTTGTCCCATTTTTACTTTTATTTTTGGTTAACTAAATTGCTTATTGTTATTATTTTTCTTGCTATAAAATTGTCTCCATTAACTACTGGCAAGTAGGTACTTAATGTTCTCGCAGTTGGGAACACCTCAAAATTAGTATCATCAAACCCATCCACCTTAGTGTCTGGAATTAATATGTTAAGTATTTGAGATGCAATATTATCAACAATACTATTGTCATAAGTTCTGTATTGTTCGCTATTGATGTCAATAACAACATCAACAATATTCCCAAAGCTATTATTAGTGTTCGAAGCTACCTCGGTTATGGAACTAATGATAACATAATTTTGTGGCATTGTCCTAAATGGGTTTTGTCCATACACTGGCACATCCTTGCCATTGTAAGACAAATTACCATTTAAGGCATTTACATAAATCGTTCTCACATTGTTACTACAATCAAGCATTTTTACTTCTTATTATCTTTATTGCTTCCTCTTTAAACTTTGGATAGTATGCAAGTATTGATGGTCGCATATATGGTCTCGCTGGTAAGTTAACTTGTTTGATTCCCTTACCTTTGAATTTACTTGCTATTGCAGTCCACTCTTTGTTCTCTGGTGCTATAAAACCAGTGCCAGTCCCAAATTCAACGTAAGCAGCATAATTAGTTTGAGCCACTAAATAGTATGAAAGAAATTGGTCTTTCTTTAGTGATATTGAGTTTCGTAGCCTTCCAGTATCTACCGCAACTAAATTCTTGGCACTTGTAGCCATTAATTCACCAGTTGCGGCAAGTTCACGATCAAGTAAAGCGGCAGTGCCATTTACTTTTTGTTTATAGCGATTAAGCAATCTTTGAAATGCCGCATCACTCACTTGTATGTTTATACCCTTTGCCACTATATTACAACAGTCTTATATTGGTGATAATTTAATCCATCCCAATAAGGATATTGCGATATTGATGAACTTGGGTCAGCATTCATATTCTTACCCCTATTTTGATAAGACCAAGCCACAAGAGTTAAGATGTCACTAACCAAATCTGCTGGTAATTCTCCATATCCAGCTTGATACTTAATGTCGTAATACCCTTGTGAATAAAGCCATACTTTGCCACCAATTACCTCATATTCTTCATTCTTAGTTAGTGTCTCACTCATATTTATGCCAGTCTTTAAGACCACCTCATCCACGCAATTGAGTGGGGAGTAAGGCAAATCAACCATCCAAACATTTGGTACACTACCAGTTAGTTGAATATTTGCTCTAATTAGCTTATTTGTCAAAGACCTTCCAGTCAATAACTCAAGATGCTTCCTCGCACTTGAGATTAAGTTATCTATTAACGAATCATCAGATGTGTAATCAATACGCATCCAATTCTTCGCATCCGTTCTACTTACTGGCTCAACCACCGCATCAGCTAAAATGGTTATCCCGTTTATATATATTGCCATTACTTGTAATATTTATCAACCATTTCTCTGAGCCATTGCTCGAACTCATCAAGTGCTTTTCTTGGGTCGTGGTCTTTCGCTCTTTTTCTTGCTCTCCTTGAGGCTTCGGCATATGCCTTTTTCTCATCCAACTTTGTAATTGCTTCAACCCAGCTTTTAGTGTCATTACGATCTTTTATAAAAATCCCAGCATAACCACAATTCTCAACCAACCCATCCGCATTACTGCAAATAACTGGAATGCCATTACACATTGCCTCAGTCGCAGTCCTACCCCAACTCTCATACTCACTTGGCATCAACAAGATTCTTGTCATACCATATATAGGCTTAATATCTGCCGTATTTCGCAGTATTTTTAGATTTGGAAGGTTTGGTGTCACTTGCTCATCATAACTCCCCAAAACGCCTAAAAATCGTTTGTTTGGCAATGCCCTTGCTATGCTTTCAAATATCTTACCGCCTTTATTCTCGTTTAAGTTTATAAGTGTAATATATTCGTTGCCCTCTGAGTCTTTGCCTAAGTCGTAATCTCTAAAATCAACGGGAGGCGGTATTGTAAAGTTATCCCATTTGTAATTTAATTTCCGCTTTATCCATAGTGAGTTATAGACAATGTGTTGTGGAAATCGTGCATTTTCAATCTCTGGGTACTTATGCGAATTATGTATCAAATGAAATACTGGTTTTTTATACAAACTTGCACTACCAATAGTCCATTGAGTGTAGTCCAAATGTGTAAAAACACAATGAGACCATCTAAATAAATTCTCAATTACATTTGGATTTGGGGGGAATACATCCACCCCATCAAAAGTATAATTATTTCTAATCCTATAATGATTAGCTTGATGCAATAAAACCCTAACATTGTGACCTTTAGCCATCAAGTCTTTAGCCATTTTATGCGCCATCCATTCTGCACCGCAATTGTGTACTGGAGGGTATAAGTGTATAGATAAAAGTATATTCATATTAGTTTACTTGCGCTTCCGTTAAAAATCTCTCTATAATCTGCATAGTGTTCCCATAATGCAGATTGATGTGGCTTCTGCCAAGCAATCATAGGTGCTATTATATAGCTATTCCCTCTTGGATGAACATTCTCCTTCAACCAATCATCAAACATCACTGATGTGTCTGTATAATCCTCACAGATGGATTTAGGGTTATTGAATATCACTGCGTGTGTAGTCCAACAACCAAAAGTTCTATATAAGTTATCACTATATTTCTCTATTGGTGCTACAAGGTTTGCACCTAAATAGCAAATCTCCCAATCATCGGGTAACTGCCTTAATGCATCTATAAAATGCGCATTCTCTCTTATCTCA